TATTAGCGGCCCCTACGTCCACCTGTTGCTCTAGGCTTCATATTCTGACGCTTGCGAGCTTTAGCTGCCGCTGCTTTACCTTTAGGGGTATAGCTGTACTTCTTTCCGCCTACCATTGGCATTTACTTTCTCCTAGTTCTTGTTTTACGGGCTAGTGTTTGGTTAGCCCTCATGGACTTAGCGCCAGAACACTTCCAACGCTTACGTGATAAGTTATTAGGTGTATTAGGATCATTCTGCTTCTTTTTAGAAAGACGCTTTTTGATACCTAGTGACCTAGCGCAGTAGCTGTCGCCCTTACTGGTTCCCGGCTTTACTCTAGGGCCACCGCCTTTAGCTTGACCTGCCTGACCATAAGAGACTTTTTTACCACTGGAAGTCACTTTTACTTTAGCTTTACCTCTACGTGGACTAGGCATTACGCCGCCTTCTTGTTCGGTAGTTTCTTAACATTTTTTTCCTCTAACTCTTTAATCTTAGATTCTAGCTCTTCAAACTTCTTGTTGACTTGCTCTACTATCTGAGTTAGTTCTGTACGTGTTACGACCATCAATTTATCCTTGTTGTAGTCTAAGGGGTTGACTTGGTTGCTGTGGTTGTTGCTGAGGTTGATTCTTTAGGTCAATCTCTTTCTCTTTCAAGAATGTCTGAGCAATCTTCATACGACGCTCAAACTCCTTGTCCTCTTGGTCGCCTGCCTTTAGGTTAGCAGTGACTGCCTTAATCTGGTCAATCTGTAGCTCCTGTGGGGCAAGCTGTGTCTCTACAGCAATCTTCTGCGCTCTAGCACTAGACTCCTGTGCCTGACCGTTAAGTGCTGCTGTCTGTGACTGCTGGAAGGCCATCTGTGCCTGTGCAGCCGCTTGTTGCATCTGCTGTTGTTCTTCAGTAGGCTGTGAGGCTTGCTCTGCCTGAGCTAGCTTAGCCATTAGTTCTTCACGGTTAGACAGGTTCATGTTGTCAATGATTGACTGGATTAACGTGTTGTACAGTGGAGACTCTGCTGGCATGGTTTGCAGTAGTTGCACAAGTTGCGTTACTTCGTACTCACGGGCAATGATACCTAGAGTAGATGTAGTGTTAAACTTGTAGTCCTTGACAGGGTAGTTCTCTGGGTCAAACTGCATGTAACGACAAGCAGCCTTCTTGACAAATGGGATTAAGAATGACTGCTGGAAGTTAATCAGGGTACGCTTATGACGCTTGATGATTGCACCAAGGGACATGCTGATACCAGCAGCCGTAGCGTCACCATTGATACTACCGGGGATACCAGCAGAGTCAATAGCACCTGTAGACATCTGAACCATCTTTTGTAGTTCCGCTGCCTGTGCAAATGTAATCTGACTAACCTGACCAAAGTTAAATGGATTCAGTACAGACTTAGGGTCGCCATTGGTTAAGATGATCTTACCGGGGCGTACCTCTGGCCTAGATCCTCTAGGAAGCCGTGTAGCGTCCATAGCCATCATTGGGTGTACTGTTAGGGCTAGGGCATCAATACGTGCACGTAGCTCCGTATCAAGCGCCTTCTGGCTGTTGTAGCCCTTCTCACATACACCACGGCCCCAGAACCTACCGGGCACTACATCCCAAGGGAATGCTACTACAGGACGATCCTGCATCATGTAGGGGTTAGCTTCTGCTTTTAGTAGGATGCCTCCATTAGCGACAACCACAATAGCTTCCACGTAATAGCTGGCATCCTGTTCATCGTTCTCTGGTTCCTCTACTTCAATATCAGCAATGTCTTCGTCTTCATCAAGCAGAGCTTCCTTCTCGCCAATCTCCAGCAAGTAGCGAGGCACAAGACCGTAGTACTTAGTTAGGCGTACCTTGTCATCATCATAACTTGTTAGGTCTTGATCTGGCTCAAGGTCGTAGTCACTAGCCGCCTGACCTACGTATACGTTCCTGTAGACACCTTCTTCCTGTAGCTGTTGTACCTTGTGTCTTGGCACAAACTCATCCACAGCAACGCCTATAGCGTCCTCAATGGACGTAGCTACTGGGTCAATTAGGAAGTTCTGAGGCATTACAGGGCGTAGTTTGACTACAGTACGGTCTGTTACGTTAACACCTACTGCCTGTAGCTGTCCGTCCATGATAGGCTGTGTAGCAGGAGCCATCTCTTTGACTTCCTCTAGCACTACTTCAGCTACACCAGTACCAAATACAGCACTGTTAATAAGACATTCACCTACTTGCTTGCGTATTTGTGTCTTCTCAAAGTCCTCATGCAGCTTTTGTCGCAAATAAACGACATCTTGAGCCTCTGCGTCACCCATATCGTCGGTAATGTCGAAAATAACTACCACGACCAAAGGTTGCTTCCTCAATTTCTGCTACACTGGACTCTACAGCCTGCTGTAATGCAGGTGAGATGATACGTGAACGCTCACTTTTGCGCTCCATGTCCTCTGCTGCCCAGATACCCCGCCATAAACGGTAAAACTCTTCAAATCTTTCTGAATAATTAGACTCATAGTGGTCTCGCCATGAGTCACACTTAGCCATTACCCAGTTTTCTAGGTGTTCGTCGCTTGACAAAACGTCATTGTCACCATAATCCATAATTTTTACCTTGAGCGTGAGCGTTTAGTTTTCTTTGCTATCTTCTTAGGCTGTGCTGAATGTTGTTTGCCAGCCTTAGTGTCTTGTCTCTTTTTCTTGGTGGTAGCTGCGTACTCTTTACTGGACAAAGACTTGATTGCTTTTTCCGGTAAGTAGCGTTCTCCAGTAGCTTTAGAGCCTTGAGTACTAGGCTTACCTGACTTCTTAGCACCGGGTTTACGCATCGTTTCACCGCTACCGGCCTTGATACGCTTACGCTTGGCATGTATGTTGGCATATAATCCTTTTCTAGGCATGTTAATATCCTGTTACAACGTCTAATACTTCAAGATCATCAATCTCAAAGTCATATGAGTAGGCTACTTTAGCCAGTTGGTCTGTGTACGCAAAGGCATCCACAAGGTCATCGTGTGTTAGTACATCTGGAAACTGAAACAACTGGTCTAAAAATCTACTGTTCCATTCACCCTTGCCCAAGGTAATCTGACCATTCTCAAATCTACCCTGTAAGGCCCACATGATTCTATCTGTCTTCTTCTTGTTGCCGTGAGTTAGCTCTTCTACAACAAAGAATCTACCACGTTGCTTCATCAAGTCCATTAGGGGAGACATAACAGCTTGTTTAGATATACCACGCTCTATGCCTACACTGATGGGCCTGTAGTCCCGTACAGCCTCAAAGATCTTCCTAGCTGTCTCCGCTAAGTCCCAGCGACCATGTATGATGTTCTCTAGGTGCCAGCCATTTTCATTTACTTTTACAACAGCAATAGCTGATTCATCCAGCTTAGAGTTTTTAGTTCTCTTCTTACTTACGTCCTCAAAGCCAGCTAAGTCAATGCTTATGTAGTAGTCACCTATCTCTGGTGTCTCACCAAACTTAACCCAGTCCTCTTTAAACATCTCTGAGCCTCTAGCTTCAAAGGATGCCATAAACTCTTGACGGAAGGCATAGGATGACATAGACTTTTTAGCTAGGTCAATCTCCTCTGGGTCTAGTAGCTCATTGTCGTAACTTGTAAAGTGCCATGCTTCATAGGACTCATCGTCCTCTAGCTCTGCGTACTTGTACAGGTCATAGAAGTGGTTACGACCCATAGGTGTACCAATGAACAATGCACCACCCTTTTGGTCAGCCAAGGCAGGTCTAAGGATCTGCTCAAACACCTCTGGCTTCATGTCAGCGTACTCGTCCATCACTAAGAACTTTAGTGACACACCTCGCATAGTCTCAGGTCTGTCGGCACCTTTGAGGCTAATGGTTGCACCGTTGACCAGCTTAATCTGTAGGTTGTTTATATGTGCGTTAGTTACAATAGGGTGCGCCAGCTCCAATAGTGTTTGCCACATAATGTCTCTGGCCTGTCCCTGTGTTGGAGCTACATAGAACACATGGCCTTTGTCTGCCTGTAGAGCATTTACAATCAACATCCATGCTGCTAGTCTGGACTTACCTGTACGTCTACCAGCAGCTACAATCTTAAATCTGGTACTGTCAGCCCAGACCTTCTTCTGCCAATCAAGTAGTTGTATGTTTAGTTCAGTCAT